TAAATATGGACTTGGGATTCCTTTATCAAAAAGAATTCACGATCTTTATCATAGACTATATGGAAAATTTAATAATGACTTAATTCAATTTTAAGAGTTTACAAGCAGATATAATAATGGTGAATTTGATGATTTTCTTTCGATTAACATACAACAAAATATAATAACAAAAAAGAAACATAAACGCTTAAAGATTGACAATGTTTATAAAATTAAAGAATTATTAAATAAAGGATTCCCTACGTTATATATTGCAAAAATGTTTAGCGTAAGCGAAGGGGCAATATATAATATTAAAATAAATAAATCTTGGAAAAATATTGTTTGAATATAAGGAAGTGAAACTTAGTGGCAAGAGAAAAGAAATCAGTGGCAAATAATTCAATTGTGCCACAAGTTAAAATTGAAAATAATACAATCATATGCCCTATGTGTACTGACGGCCCAAAAGCACGTTCAAATTTCTATAGGAGCCTTTCTCCTTTATATGTAGGAGTAAATATTGATCATCCTAATGATTCAAGAATGGTTTTTTGCAAGGAATGTATTATCAACACCTATTCAACATATTACGGTATTTTAAAAGACATTAAAAAATCAATTCTTATAACTTGTATGAAATTTGATATTCCATTTAATGAAGGTGATTTTGATGGTGCAATGAAACAATGTACGAATAAACCAACAGCACATCCATTAAAAATTTATATGACAAAATTAAATTCATTAGGCAATTTTAATAATACTTTAGCTGGTTTTGATCCTAAATTTTTATTTGATAAAGAAACTGGAAAAGACCTTATAACCAATGCTTTAGAATTAGAGGTAAAAGATTTAGATTATAATATTCAACTTACTGAGAAAGATTTACAAGTTAAAGATGATGTAATTAGACTTATTGGATATGATCCATTTGCTGGATATTCTAATTTCGATCAGAAGTTTTTATACAATGAGTTAATTACTTATCTAGATGAAGACTTATTAAGTGATTCTTTTAAACTTTCTCAGGTTTTACAATTAGTTAATAATAATAATCAAGTAAGAAAAATAGATTTAGTAATTGCTACATTAAGTAACGATACAAAAACATTAATATCAAATCAAGGAGAAATTAAATCTTTATCCTCAACTAAAAGTCAAATAGTTGGAAGTACAGATAAAATTGCTAAAGAAAACTCTATTTCTGTAAAAAACAGAGGAGATAAATCTGCTGGAAAATCAACATTAACATCTTTAATGAAAGAATATAGAGAATTAAATTTTGAAGATGCCGAACAAGATTACTATGATCAAAATAAGGCATATGGTATGAAATTAGTTGCAGATATATCAAATAGAAGTATTTTAGAACAATTGCAGTTAGATGAAAATGATAAAAATGATATACTTCTTACCCAAAGACAACTTTTAGGTGATTTGCAATCAAAGGTCATCGACTTAGAAGAGGAAAATAGACAATTACATGTTCGACTTGGTAATAAGATCGTTGAACAAGTTGGTGATATATCTAATGGTTAAAAGAAATCAAGGTATATTAAGCACAAGAAAGATAGAATTATATAAAGCAAATTCAAAAACTATAAAATTTTTAAGAAGAAATCCAATTATTGCCTGTGAAGTCCTCTTAGGAATTAAGCTTCTCGACATGCAAAAATATATATTACAGGAGTCATGGAATAAACCTATGGTGCTATGGGCATGTTCTAGATCGGCAGGAAAATCATTTCTTGGTGCAATAATAATAATTTTAAAAGCAGTGTTGTATGAGAATCAATCTATATATATAGCAGCACCAGTTGGAGATCAAAGTAAGGAACTTTTCACAAAAATAGAGGAAATTGTTTTAGGATTAGGCAAAACTGCAAGTTCTATTGACTCATTGCAGGATATTGTAAAACAAGAGACTTCTAAATCTCCTGCATGTCAAACTGGTTTCAGTCATGCACAATCAGGATTTAATGTTGGTTTTTATAATGGTAGTGAAATATATTCACTAAATGGAGATCCAGACAATAATAGAAGTAGATTAAACGTTTGCACGGCGTTTGCTTCTCTAATCAGAAACGATTAGTAAAAAGTGAGAAAGAAACGGGGAAAGCTGAAATGCCAACCCGAGTGGAAGGCGTTCTTAGGAACTAGGATATGGGAACATATCCAATAGATGTAACAGTCTAGTCACACGCAGAGCGTAGGAAGTGAAACTGTAATAATATAAAATAAATTACAGAATATAATCTTGGTATTTAATACCACTCTTAAAATATAAGAGTCCCAAGAGTTCTCACCCCTTAACAGATAATGCTGAAGGTGAAAAGGTACGCCGAACTTATGATAAGTACAATCATAAGAAGTAGAGGATAAAAAACCTCCACGATAACATTTGAAACGTGCAACACTCGTATTTTTTGATGAAAGTGGATTCATGTCTGAAAACGCAATTAGTGTAATGGAAGCATTTGCAGCACAGGAATCAAACTTTAAAACATCTATTAAAAAAGATTTTAATATTAAAGCTCAAAAGAAGAAATGCCCTACTCAATTGATTTATGCTTCTTCAGCAAGTGATGTTGACACTACATTCTATAGACATTATAAAAATTTTGCTAAACAAATGTTTGCTGGAAATTCTGATTTCTTTTGTTGTGATATTCCATGCGATATCCCATTAAATCCAACAATGGATGGAGAATTATATCCTCCTCTTTTAACACAAGCAAAAATTGATAGTGCTATGAGAGCTAATCGTGAGAAGGGAATGCGTGAATATTATAACAAGTTTACAAAAGATGGTGGAGAAAATCAGATTGTAAAATGGGGGCAAATTAGACGCAATGAAACATTTATACTGCCTGAATTACATTATATAGAAGGTGGAAAATATGCTATTGCTTTTGACCCTGCGAGAAGTAAAGGAGATAATTCAATAGTTACTGTAATGAAAATTATATATGATGAAAATATTGGGTATTATGGTGAAATTGTAAATTGTACTAATCTAATTGATATAGCAAGCAAAAAAGGTTATAAAATGGCATCTCCAGATCAGATTAAGGCTTTAAAAGATAATATTTTGGCTTATAATGGTAATTTCCCAGATTACGAAAATATAGAAACCATCAATGTGGACAGCGGGGCAGGTGGAGGTGGAATTAGCGCATATTCAGACAATTTAATAGAAGATTGGAAAGATAGTAAAGGGATAACTCATAAAGGATTTTTAGATATAAAATATGAGGGTTACGAGGGTTATGATAAAAGATATCCAAATACTAGTGATATATTAAACTTAATATCTCCTAATAAATATAGGACTCAGATGGTAGATGAATTTATTGAATTAATGCAATTAGATTTAATAAAATTTCCTAAAGAATATGACGGGAAAGGTTATGTAACATTACAAGAAGTAAAAGGGGATGAAATAAAATTAATTAAAAAACACCTTTCATTAGAAGAAGAAGTTTCCTTAATTAATATGGATATTTTAAAAACAGAAATAACTTCAATTTATAAATTTGAAAATCCAGAAAAAACAAATAAATCATATAAATTACCAAAAGATAAAGAACGAATAATGAATGATGACCGTTTTTATACTATTATTATGCTTTCTCATTATTTATTTGAACTTAGAAGAAAGAATATCACTAATAAAAAACGTCCAACAAACATCTCCCCCTCATCATACTTTGCAATAGCAAATAAATCAAGCAGAGCAAGGCGATAACCAAAAAATAAATATCATAATAATAAATAAAACATAAAGAAAGGAGGTCATTCCTTGCCAGACAACAACAATCAAAACAAACCCCTCTCCCCCTCCCTTTTCGCACTAAAAGAATCATGGGAACCATCAAAATCAAAAAACTTCTCATTATCTCGTATTGCTTCATTTTTCTCTAACAAAAGAAATACCAAAAACAGCAAAAATATAACAATAGATAAAATAAAATTATGGTTACATAATCCAAATAAATATCAAACAGAAATCCTAGATTTATCTGATTTATTATATGCACCTGAAGGAATCTATAAAACATTAGTAAATTTAACTTCAAATATGGCAACTTTAGATAATTATCTTCAACCAACTAAATCTACAATGCGAAAATTAAATTTAGAGTTAAAAGCAAAAACTAAATTTGATGAATTAGGAAATCCAATAGATCAAGAAGCCTTTGACAAAATATTAAACAACTTTGAAAATGAATTTGATACAGTTAGAGATTATATTGAAAATATTGATATAAAGAAAACTGGACGAAGAATTATTGAAAGCATAGTTAGATATGGAGCATACTGTGGATTTGAGAAAAATGATGGAAATTTTCCTTATCTATGGGATTTGCCAATAAAGTATGTAAGATTGTATTCAATACTTGGGGGACAATATAAGGTCGAGTTTAACTTCAAATATTTTGATGATTTATCAAGAGATAATGAATTATCCGAATTTGCATGGGGAGTATATCCTTCTGAATTTAAAACTTTATATGATAGATATAAAAAGAATCCAGATAAATTAAGGTATCCTGAATGGCAACCATTACCTAGTGAAAAAGTATGTTGTATTAAATTAGGTGGTGATAATGATACATTTTTCTTGCCTTTGTATAGTCAATTGTTTACTGAATTATTTTTGTTAAATGATTTGATTGATGAAGAGATTGAGAGTTCTAGAGACGACTCGATAAAATTAATCAATATTGAGTTCCCGCACGATAAAGAGACTGGAATCCCCTTAGTAGAACCAGATGTCGTCAGTCAGTGGGTAAATGTGGTAGCTTCGGGAGTCTCAGATAAAGTTACAATAACCGGATCGCCTTATCCATTACGCGAGATTCCATTTAGAAGTATACAAAATGAAAAAACTAGTTTAGTTGAATTTGCTAAAAATATGGCATACATGCAAAGTGGAGCCAATCCTTTATTGCTAGGAGGTTCAAGCACAAATTCTTCAGTTGGTGTTACTCAAAACTTAGTTTATATACAAACCAATGTATTTAGTATATTAGATAAAATTCAAAGTTGGTTCAATTA